TCAGTGTTTGGCTGTTTTGTATCGGCTTAAGCGGTCGGTTTTGCTGCGTAGGGCATAAACGTAGTCTGCAAGCAAAGGCTTTTCCCGCCCCAACTCAAGCGTGGTCTCGAGCACTTGGGTTTTGCCGTCCACGTGGTACTCGGCGCTTAGGACTCGGAAGTCGGCGTTTATGCCCTCATTTGGCAGAGTGATGCGTATTTTGTCTCCTCCTAGAATGGGTGTGGTGCCATAGTCGATGACGGTGCTTTGAACGGTTAATTTTTCTGCTGGGTCTTTCAGGTTAGACAGTAGTGCTTTTGCGTGGGATTCGCATTCTATGTCGCTGCAAAGTTCCTCGTTGACTTCAACTAGTTCTCTTAATCCAGTGTTGTTTTGGCTCACTTGGTCGTCTTGTGTGCTATTGTATTGGTTTCCGCCGAAGAATAAGCCGTCCACCCAAAAGTTTCCCGTGCCAACGCTGTCAAACCAGCAGGTAACCTGCACCCTGTTGATTTGGTGCCAGTTGAACTGGGTCGGAGTCTGCCATGAATCAGCGTTTGTTGTGCCGACTGGGATTTGGGTTTGGAACCATTTTTCCGTGCCAACCGTGATTTCATGGGTGGCGGCGTTGTTGTTTGTGTCGTAGAGTGTTATTGTTGTGTTGCCGTTGAAGCTGGCGTCTTGGCTAAGCCACAAGTTCAGCGTCGGATAAAGGTCGGCGTCTGCTTCTTTGCCGCTGTTTAGGGTTAGTTGGCAGGCGGCGTAGTAGAGGTTTTGGGCAGAAGTTTTTATGCTGTTTGAGCCTTTAACTTTGAAGGCGCTGTCCAGGCTGATTGTGCCTGAAGTCGCAATCCACGCGCCATCGCTAGGCGCTAAGCTCTCAGTCCACAGGTCCTTGTCCGCTGGGACACTTTTGTCGGTGGCTCCGTATACCGATATTCTGTTTCGGATTCTGAGGATGTCTTTGGAGTATTCACTGCTCTCGATTCTCTCGCTAAGGCTTACTTGGCTGGTTTTGCTGTTTTTGGGGAAGAACTCGAATTTTCCGTCTGGAGCGATTCGGAAATCGTAGCCTATGACGCCTGATTTGTCGGCGCTGCTGGCTATTTCTTGCAGGATATCCATGACGGGTGTGTCGCTGTATTCTAGGCGCGTATACGTGGTATCGGTTGATTCAACCAATTCGACGCCACCGCGTACATGGCTTAAACCCACATAGTAATCCATGAGGTCTTTGACTATTTCTTCGCCTTTCTTGTTCTCGTAAGTTTTGGTGACAACTCGGCGAAACAGGCGTTCGCCCCAGCATCGCCCGCTCACCGTGAGGTAACTCTCCAAGGGTGATGATTGGTACTTGACGCTTTCCACCCGGCACGTTAAAAGTAGGGGACAGTTTGCGCCTCTGCCAACGCTTATGCCGCCGTCCAAGCCCACCACTATTGGGTATGTGCCGTTTGGGCTGTATTTGCCGTTCCAATTCTGCAGGACCACTTCAAAGCTGCTGACTTCTTTGGTGCAGCCAAAATGCACGTTCAACTCGATTACGTCGCCTTGCGGCGGAGTAACTGTGCCAAAGACTATGGCTACGGATGGCGTGGAAACACTCAAGTTCACTCGACTCCGCGGCGGTATAACTCGTCTTCGCCAGCACGGGTGACGCTTCGGCTTCGCGTGGGTGTTTCAGCGGTGGAAGCGTTGAAGCTTTGAACGCTTGCAGTTGCCGAGTTCATGCTGTTGGCAAATCCGTACATGGCAGCGGCTGCAGCGACAATCACGGCAATCCCCACACCCGTTAAGGCAAGAAAAGTTGCGAAGCTGATGTTTAAGCTGTTTTGAACCACAGTGGCAAACGCTGTGGCGGCAGCATAAACCTTCTGAGCTACAGCAACGCCGGCGCTTGTACGCATGAACATGCCCATCACTGAAACCACCATCATACCACTCGTGAAAACACGCGTCTGCGAATCATTGAGCAAACCGAACTGGTTGGCGATGTATCCGATGGCTGTTCCAGCAGCGCCGATGCCAGCGATTGCAGCACCCAGACTCCTAACTTTGGTAGCTAAGCTTTCAGCGTCGGTTTGTATTCTGTTGAATTCGGCGCTCGCATGGTTCACGGCCCGGATGGTGACGGCTATTTCGCGGAAGCTCACAGTTGCGCCTCCCCTTTAGCCAAATCCAACGCTTCCAGCAAAACACGCTCAAGGCTCGGCAAATAGGCTTCAACGGCTGGAGTCAAGTACGGTTTTGCCCTTGCGTACCGTGTGCCAAACTCGACCGCGGCAGCGTAAGTAGCTTCTGCGCCAACCTCAATCTGCCACCCCTGACTTTTAGCAAAAATAGTGCTTTGCAAATAACCCGTTCGAACAGGCACCAACCGTTCAGCATCAGCCTTGACGCTTTCAGCCCACTCTAAAAGCTGCTCCTGCACGCGGTTTTGCATTGCTGTATCAAAACGGTTCAGCGCCTGCAAGAATTCCTCTGCGCCAGCAAGGTCAAGATTAATGGATACGCTCATGTTTTTTTGCCTCTTTTTCTGCTTTTTGTTTTTCTTCCTCTGTTTGGCGGTCTATTTCGTTGAGGATGACGGTGTACTGGTGGATGGTTCTGGCGGGTTGGTTGGCGAGTTGGGTTGGGGTCCAGCCGAATTCTTTGCAGAGTCGGAAGTCGGTGATGGCTGGGTGGGGTTTTTGGCGTCGGATGGCTCGGATAAAAAAGCGGTTTCCTCCCTTGTCAACGCGCATAAACTGTTCACTACTTGGGAAAACAATTCGCCGAATGGGATTGGGACGCCGTTTTCTTCGCCAAGCAACCTCTCAAGCGTTACTGGGCTACTTTGCGGCTGTTCTTTAAGCGAAGCCCAAATCGATTCAGCTTGGATGGCTATAAAATCGCTGCTCTGCACTTGTCCTGAGATGGGGTGGTATTTGGTGTGTTTTTGGATGATGCGGCTGCGTTTTGCCCAGGTGATTTCTTGGAAAACGTACTTGCCAGCGTATTCAGCGCCGTATTCGTCGCCTATGTTTATGGTTTGTTTGCGCATGCCATTTCACCTTAGCTGATGGTTACTGTTTTGGCAACGAAGGTTGCTTTGAGGCTGACGAGTTCTTCTATTTGTGTTGGTGTCGAGGCGTTTTCCCATTTGCAGTCGCTGAAGGTTGCTTTGTTTGCGCCACCTAAACCGAATTCCAAATCGAATTCGGTGTCGTTTATGATGTCGTCGAATTCTTCTTTGCTTTCAAACTCAAAAACCACTTCGCCAGTTAAGTCTCGGTGGCGGTTGGGCAGGTACTTGAGTACGTTGCCGTTGGAACTGCGGATAACTGGAACTTGTTTGAGGTTGTTGTCTATGTTGAATTTCCAGTCGGTTACGCGTTCGAGGGTTGTAGTGTTTTTCTTGATGTAGCTGTCGTAGAAGGGGACCGCTCCCGAGTAGTCAGAGTAGGCGGCGCCCGTGAGTTTTGCTGTTCCAACCGTCAAATCCTGGCTTAGAATTTCCACGTTCGCTTTCACTACGTCTTCGATGCTGCATTCAACCGTTGCGCTCTGGAACTTGCAGCCGCTGTAGAGCAGCGAGATAATGTCGGTTGCCGCTGTGAAGGCTCCTTTGTAGTAGAGCACTTGAACGCTCAGCGATTTAGCTAATTCCACCTTGGCATACTGAAGAAAACTTATGGGGGCATCGCTTGGCAGGGGAAACGCGATTTTTAGGCTTGGGGCTCGTAGGCCTTTTTTTATGGCTTGCAGGTCAACGGAGCCTACTCCGCGAAGCTTGATGTTGTTGGGGTTGATTTGGGGCTCAACGCTTTCGGCTGGAACACCCAGCATCGGGGGGTTTGACGGGGTTTGTCCAAAGGTTGATTCTTCGATGTAGTAGATTTTGCTTTCATGGGAACCATATGTTTGAACCATTTTTTTTTACACTCCAATGTTCTCGATGAACCATGATTTGAGGACGAGTTCGGTTCGGTAAATGAAGGGTTTCACGTCGACGCGGTCTAGGTTGCGGTAGCTTGCGATGTCGCAGTAAGTGATTCCGTTTACCGTGACCATGCATGACGCGTAATCGCATTGCAAAACCGCAGGCGTGACGTCGTCGCTGGGGCTGGAAGTTCTGGCAAGGAACCACACGTACCCTTCAGTGTCAATGTAATCTGGCAAGTTGGCAAGCAGCGTTAACGTTAATGCCTCGTCACCTGCGCCAGCTTGGTTACTCTGGGCATTCTGCCATGTGCCCAAAGTGCGGTTCCAAACTTTGACGGTGACGCCGTTGCTGCTTGGCGCTGTGCCGTAACCCTCAAAACCCAAAACCACCCGATTAACCGCGTTTTTTCGGCTTTCGACTTTGAATCGGAACAGCAAAACCGCATACCCTCCGCTCTCGCTAATGTTTACTTGGCAGCGGTTGTCGTCACTGTACCATAACTTCTGGTAATCAACGTCGGACAATTCAGCCCAGTCGGCACTAGGCGCTGCTTCACTACCGCTGCTAAATGCCCTGCAGCCCTGCCCGCTTGAGCCTGCGCCGACAAAATCGTAGAGTGTCTCGTTTGGTTTGCTGCGGTTCTGCCGAATTATGCGGTTGACTTCTTCCACGATTTTGCCACGCATGGATTTGCCACTTTCGCTGGCGTTGGGCATGTCGGTTGTCCAAACATTAACTCTAATAGCCGACATTCTGCGTCGGATTTTACCCGTTAACTCTATTTTCTGGTCAGCGCATTCGGCTAAGCCCACCGTTACCTGTCCGTCACCGCTTTTGAAGGCGTCATTGTTTAGCCATTCGCCCGACACATTAACCGACGCTAAAGCGCCGCTGTCCTTGGCTACGCGCATTTTGGTCCTAAGCAGTCGCGCCACTGTGACGACTGGGTCTTCTGTTTCGCTCATCAGCTCTGCATCCTCCTAAGGGTGGCTTTGCGGAAAGCAACCTCGTCTTTGAAGGTGAAGTCTTGGATGCTCGTCACTTCGTAGTCGATGCCGCTTCGGCATACCTTGTCATGTCGGCGAATCGGTGCAAAAACGTGCAGTACCAAGTAATCGTTTACTATGTATCCTGGCTCAAGAAGGAGTTCCTCCGCTTTCCCCGATAAAACGATGGCTTTTAGGTCTACGCCTTCGCCGTAAGCTGAGGCTTCGCCCGTTTGGGTTATCTGGTAGAGCGTTAAGTTCTCGCCTTTGCTGTTTAGGACCTGCGTGAAGCGGGTAAGCGGCGCCTCAAACCCCACAAGCATCTGCCCCAGCCAGCAAACCGTTGCCATCGCCTGCTTGTTCTCGACGGGAGCGTAGTTTGCGTGTTTGGGTCCCCAAAACATGAACTCGTCCGAGTGCTTGTTGATGGTTTTTGCGCTAAAATCGCAGGCTGGCTTGTCGTGGTGTCGGCGGATTTTGGCTAAAATACCTGCAGCAACCGCATCGTAATAGTCGCATGCGAGCGCTTTGGCTTTGACGTTGATGTATCCTGCCCAGCAAACCCCCGGGTTATAAGCGGGGTACTGCGGGGAAGCGCCGATGGCGTTGATGGCTTGGTAGGTGTTTCGAACTGTGTTGCTGTAGCCTTCGTATTCGTAGAGTCCGATTAGCGCGTAAGCTATCGAATCATCGTATATGGTGTCGTCTGCTAAGCCGACGCGGTGCCAGGCTCCGTCGCCGCTGGGCAAGGGGTCGAAAAACAGGTTTAAGCCCTCGATCCCTGGGCGGTAAAAGTTAACAGCGTCCTGAATGATGGTTTGGTACTTGGTTTTGTTGGCGGGGTCTGATTCACAGAGCATTCCAAGCGCAATTAGGCTGTAGAGGGATTCAACATCCATCTGCTGCTGCCACGCGTCGGCAGTGTCGAGAGCTCTTGCGAAACCGCCATAATAGCGGTCGTGAACTCCCAGTACGCTGGGTTTTTGCTGCATGTTGAAGAGGAACGTGCCTGCGGCCAGTTTGGCGCTGTTGAAGTAGTCCACGTTGGAGGTTAACTCGTAGGCTTTCAACAGGGCAGGCACCGTGCGTCCGACGTCCACGCCATAGCAAGCTGAACTGTTCTCGACGCTGACAAATCCGCCGCACGCTTGCTTGTTGCTGTCTGTGATTTGCTGGGTTAGTATCCAATCGGCAAGCTCCACGATTTTAGATTCAATTTCGTCACTTCGGTCGTCGAACTGGGCGTCGAAGTAGGCTTCGTAGAGAAAATCCACGGCAAACCCAGCGGCAAACGCAGCCTTTCCCCACGTCAAATCGGGTCCTGACTGGGGCGTAACGTAGAGGTATGGCGCGTAATCCATGACAAACTGATAGTAGACTTCAGGAACTGGCAAGGCTTATGCACTCCGCAGGATGGGTTTTTTGAGGCTGCCAAGGATGCGTTCAAGCTCCTGCTGAAAAACAACCAGCGGCGGAGCCCTGTCGGCTAAGGTGACGTTTTGGTCGCCGACGCTGAAGTTTAAGCCAACCGCGGATCCGCCCGTCAAATAGCAGATGGCGTAGACGGCTGAGAGCACGGTTACGAATTCTTTCTCCGCCTCCGAACAATTGTCAGGGTTAATTTGTTTGTTGAGTTCGAGCGATAATGTGGTTGCTGCTCGGTTAATCATTTTTTGTAGTTTATCGTCTGGAATGTCGGCGCAGTTAACATTGATTGTGTCTCGCACGTCGCTTAGTGATGTATTTGCCAAATTGAGTCATCCTCAAGTCAAAAAAAGGTGAAGGCGTCTAATTTAAAGAATTTTGGCGTTAAAAGGGCATAAAACAGAATATTTTTAACAAAAAGACATTTTTCAGTTTCCTTTTTTTGAAAGTAATGTTGTATAATCATTATTGAAAAAACGTTTGACTGGACTCATTCATCCTAGGAGGGCATCCAAAAAGATTTCGAAAAGACCCTCCAATACGCGTTATGTAAGGTAAAATACAACAGCTTAAGCCTGCTTGGTCAACTGCACAGCAACATTGCCTAAAATCAGGAAAAGCCGCGTCCGCCGATCACCAGTGCCCACTTCAACAGTCTCCACAGCAAAAACATCCTCAGCAACCATTAACGTCTTATTAACTGTCAAGCCATCAGTTAAACAAACTGAATCCAGCACAGTCCGCACCCTCAGAGGAACCGAAACCGAATCCAACAACATAAACGAATCCGCAACACCAAGACCCTTCAACGCCAAAAACACATCAGCTAGACCGACCGCATCACTAACAAGCAATGTCTTCAACACTGCCGCGACATCGACAGCGCCTAAAGAATCAGAAAGCAAAAGCCCCTTGGACCCCAAAAGTGCATCCGCCGCCCCAACCGAATCAGAAACATCCAACAGCCTATCCCGCAAAACCCCGTCCGTAGCCGAAAACGAGTCAGAAGCCACCACCAAACGCTCCACACTACCCCAAACGTCGTGACTGGGCTGAGTCGAAGAAGCCCACTTGCGGACCAAAACTTTGCCAGCTTCCAGTGTCACGTCAGGATAATTGCTGTAGACGTTTAACCGTTGAGAACTTGTAAGTGCTGATGGATAAATAATGAATGCTTGCTGTGCGCCCACGAATCTTGTAGTTATGCTCTGAAAACCCGCAAATAACGAACTGTTATAGTCAATTAAATCATCGGTAAATAGGTCATCGGTGCCTACTTGCGAATTGTCAACATATAACCGGCCAACATTAGCATTAGCATCCATTACAAAGAACACAGTATGCCAATTTCCATCAAGTACAGAAGACATAGTTGGCGTTGTGGAAATACCGTTTGTTGTTGCACGCCACTCTATTGCTAAGCCGCCTGTTGCTTTACGGATGCCAAGATAATATCCGGCGCCAGGCGTTCCGCCAGTGAAACGCGATAACAATCTTGCATAATCATCAGGTTGTGCACTGGCCCTAAAGATAATTTGGAATGTTACGCCGGTTGTTTGTGCCGTGGATGCAAGGTTAAATTGACTTTTATTTCCAAATTCGATGTAGTCGCCTAAAAACAGATTTCTCGCATTCTTCCCAGCATACTTGCCTGCGATAACTATGGTTCCTGCTGCGGCGCCGTTGTTGCCGCTGCCGCTGTAATCTGTAACGGGAACGCCAATATCTGCTACTAAACGGTCAAAATATCGTGTAACACCGATTGCCGCGGGTTGCCACCAAAATATTATGATGCCAATCGTGTTCCATGCCGCATTGCCTGTCTTCGTGAATGCTGTGTAGGGTAAATCGAAAACTTTGTATCCGCTAAAGTTTTCAACGAAGGTGTAGTCAAATCGGTTGCTTGCGTCAGGTGCATAAAAACGCAGATAAATCGTCAATCCGGAGTTAGCGCCGTACCATGCGAATCTGATTTTTGATTTAGCGCTCCAGTTCTGGTAGGATGCGCCATAATCCTTTTTGTATCCAACATACATGTAACTTCCCGCATTAACTTCCGATTTTAAAGCGTTGCTTCCTGACGTTTTGTTTGTTGTATCGTTAGAAAGGGTGATGTCATAGGAACCTGCAATGTTTTGGTAAGGTGTCCAAAATGCCGCTTGATTGTCATCTGCGATTACAAGCGGCAAAACTTCTGCGTCGGCTTCTTCCATATTCCAACCTTCAACGATAGAAATAACATCGACAAATGTGTTTGCTTGATTACTTGTAGTTGACGCGTCACTTTTCCCGTAATAAACATAAACCGTTTGTGAAGTTGTTTCAAGACTAGCGGCAATTTCTACCCAAAACACCGCACTGTTCCCATCAGTTTTACTCTGTATCCAATAATCCAAAAGATTGTTACTATCATCAGAAAATCTTATGTCTCCAAAATCGGTTCGGCAGAGGCTATTACAATAAACGTCCTCTCCAAAGTCAACTCCTGCTCCATAATGAACAGTGACTCGTACTTGATAGCCTGCGCCAGCGCCAGCATCAGGATTAATCACGTGACTCTTACGGTAAAACCAGCCAGACAGCCAAAGCACAACAACACAACCAAAGAAAAAAGAGGGCGAATTAACTAAACGTAATCTGCAAACTCAGCGTCCACGTCTCACCAGAAACTTTAGTGCCCTTATCAGCGACTTTACGGTTCAAGTTTTTGCCTGTATCACTGCCCGCGTTAACAACAGTATACTCTTGCCAGTTATAATTCGCCTCTGTACTCCCAAACGTCGCCCGCCACTCAACCGTCTGATTAGTCCGCTGCGGCCAAGTCGCATCCATCGCCTTAAACGTCTTATTCGTTGTCGCCTGTAGACCTGTCTGCGTCGCTGTTTCAGCTGTACTTGAATCTCCAACGCCAAGCCTTGCATTAGCACTATCCCATTTTGTCGTTGTCCCCAACCCGCAGATTAAATCGATAAGTTCCCCTAAACCCTCATTTAAAGCAAGGTTAGCATTGATTTCTTCGCTGCACTCAAACGCCTCACTGTAACGGTTTAGGGCCGCTTCAGTGGGCATTCCGCCCTGTAGTTCCCTCGCAATTACACCTGACGGGTCATGGAATTTGTCGATTCGCCACTTGGCTACCCAACTGATTTTATCTTTTGTTTTTTCCATAGTTTTTCCTCCATTGTTCCGGTTACTCGCTAGCTGCACAAGTCAGCTATGTTCGAGCCGCCTCACGTAACGTGCCATCCGTATTCCACGTGAATGAAAGGGTGAAAAGCAAGTCTGCGCCGTCATAAGCCCTAAGAGAAGCTAAAGTGCCGTCTACGTTCCAGGCGAAACCCAGCTTGGTCAGTTTCCGTCCGGGCGGTGGACAAGTCAAATCCATCAGGGCGCTGTGAATGGCTTTGTAGGCTTCCTCATAGCGTCCATAGGGCACTTCACTCATTCGCTGCCACCTTCCCCGTGTTTTCCCAGAGTTGCCACCCAAACTTGGCGGCGTTCTTGCGGAACTCATCCTGGCGAATCAAACCTTGTTCTGCAGCCTTCAGCAAATCAGCAACGCTAACTTCCTTTGCCTTATAGGGGCTCCAGTGCAAACGCACCTGCGCTTGGGCTGCGTTTAAGCCTGCCTGCGTCAAGACCGCGTCGAAGAGTTCTCGTTCAACCTGGCGTTTGATGTACCTTTGAACGGGCTGAATCAGCATGTTTTGGAGTTCCAAAGCAGCGTTTGCTGAAGCCTCGGTGAAGCCTGGGGTGCTGAAGAGGCGTGGCAGGGGCGTTTCGCAGCCAAGATAGAACTGGTTTATCAAGTGGTCAACGTAATACTCAAACCGCGCCCGAGGATCGATGGTTACTGGTTTAATGTCGCCTTTGCCGTTGTAGAATAGCCATGCGCCTTCTTCGCCACGGTTTTTGATGGCTTGCTGAAACTTTTGAATAGTCTCATCATCCGCTCTCTCCAGCAAGGCTAAGACGTCGGGTCCAGCGTACTTCTCAAAAATCCGTGGCATAATCCGCTCAATCTTAGCCTTCATGGAAGCGTACGCTGGACGCTTATCCGATTGAAAAGTTAGTGAGTGCAACAAAACCTGCAGCACACCCGTGCCATAACCCGAATAGTCAAGGCAGTTTATCCGCCAATGAACCACGGCTTCTGCGGCGAGGTTTTCTCCACCGTAGGTTTGGCGGAGCTTGTAGCTTTCGATTTTGTAGGGGATTTTTAGGGTTTTTTCTTCAAGGTAGCTCTGCTGGATACGCTCAATAGCATCAACTGGTAACCGGTGCAGTGCCTTGACGTTTTGCGGGGTTAGTTTGAGCCAGAAATCGTTTCCGCAAGCAATCAGCATCCTGGCCATATCGCAAAGCAAAGCGTCTAAGTTAACGTTCTCGTTGAAGTCGTCAACTACGCTTTTTGCTTGTGCAGCCTTAGCGTAATCCTTATTGACAGTGGTGTAGAAGCCTGAGCCAACCGCGGAAGCAGCCAGCAAATCCACGCTTGCCTTGCACGTGGGGTCGCGTTCATAGAGCTTTAACACTTCAGCCAAGGGAATGCACGGCGTCTCATACACCAATGCACTTTGGGGCAGGGCATATCCGCTTTTTGCTTTAACTGAGAACCCTTCGATTAAACGGCGAAGATTAGTGCTCATTGGATAGCCTCCAAAAGTTTAGCGCCCTTCTCAGTAATCACGTAGTTCGCTCGGTGTTTCTGCTCGCTTTTCTGCACGTAGCCCCCTTGAACCAAATAGCGGAATATGCCCTCGAAAGTGGCATGTGTCCCAGTTTTCTTTACTGTTTGCTGTTCAAGTTGGGTTCGGCAAAGCGGCTGCCGACTAAGCTCTTTTAGTACTGTTTTTGCTAAGTCCATTCTTTCAGTTAAACGTCTCATGTACAAACAACCTCAGTTAGTTTTTTTGTGCCAAAAAAATTGGGGAAATGAAGAGTGGCCATAGGTTTCACTTTTTTTAGGTTAGGGTGGTGGCTATGTTGGTCATCTTAGCGATTGCATTGCTGCGGAGGATGCCGATGCCAAAGCGCGTTGTTGCGCGGACGCCGTATTTGCCGTTCTTTATGTCTTCCCAATCTTCCACGGTTACGTCTCGGCGCAGAAGCATCACGGAAGCTACGCGGGTGTCTATGGCGTAGGCGGTGCCGTTGGGTACTATTGTGCTGGCTTGAACTCGCATGCCTAAAACGCTTGTAACGGTTGCTTCGTCTAGGTTGGTTTGTCCTGAAGGCAAGTATTGGGCGTGAATGAATTTGTCGTCGCTTAGTAGCTGGTGGAGTTGGGTTTCGTTGACAGCTAGGACGGTGGGTTTCCAGTTTTCGTCTCTGAGGGCATTGTGTAAGTTGACGACGCCTGACCAGTTCATGGCTGCTCCTTGATGGTTTAAGGCTACTCCTGATGCTAAGTCACCGTTTGAGACTGCTCCGTAGAGGGCGATTATGCGGTTTGTTTCTTCTTCGCCGAGTGCTCTGCCAACTTTGTCAACCATGCTGTTCATTACGTTCCAGGTTGCATCTTCGAGAAATTCTCTGGTCCACTCTTCCGAGGATTCTGCAAGGATGTTTGTGTAGACGTCTGCGATGCTGTTTTTTTGTCCGCTTAAGCGTGTTGCTGCGCCTTCCGCGTACCTGTAAGCTACGGCTTTCTCGTCGAGTGGAAAGCGCTCCATGGGTTCGGTTGTCGGCATTACGGTGATTATGTCTCTTCCAATCATTTCGGGATACGCTGCTTGCACCAGAGTGTCATGTAAACGTCCAAGGGCAGATGCTGAATCGCTAAATAAGCCCTCTTTTATGCCCATTTCACTGTAACGTTTCAGGAACGGGTGAACATTCATCTTGTGCTTCTGGGTTTCGACGTGTTCTTTGAATTCATTGTTCTGCTGAATTAGGGATTCAAATAGTCTGGGTTTCATGGTCTTCACCTTAGAGTTGGATAAAGAGTAAGTCGTCTGCGGTGGTTGTGGTTTCCAGTGCGGTGCCGAACCTGCGGTTGTAGTAAACGGTGTAGGTGCCTGAGCCAGCTTCGTTTACAGCTTGATCAGTTAACTCTAAAACGCATTTTGAACTGTCAGCAGCGTAAACGGCTTTGCCCCGACCTATGGCTCCGCCTGCTTTAACTTTGACTCTTCCACGCAATAAAACTGGGCATTGAGCGGCAATGGTGGCGCTTTTAACGGCTATGCCTATGCAGTTTTGAGCGGCTGCTGCGGGGGAAACCTTGTGGTCAGAGCTAAAGTAAACTGGGTCACCCTTGGTTACTGCGGCTTCAGCTTCAAAAGACTCGATTAAGGCGTTGGGGTCGTCTGTTTCACCTATAGCCATCCAGCTTTTTCCTGTTAAATCAGTCATAATTCATCTTCTCTTTCATTTTCCATCGTTTTCGCCGAGTTCATCCTCAGTTACTTCCGGTCAACTGTGTGACTGTCCTGCAAACTGCGGAGTTTCAAAAGAACCCTGTTTAGCTCCTGGCACATTCGCTGGGGTCCAAGGCTCCAACTGCGCTGAACCAGATGGCTGGGCAGCACTTCCTCAATCAACTTTACTGCCTGGCTCACGGGAATTGTGGGTTCAACGGGTTTTTTGATTAAACTTTCCGAAACAACGCTGCTGCTTTGAGGTTTGGTGCTTGAAACGGGGGTCATGTAGCTTGGGTGAAGCTGGAGCCAATCTTGGATTTTGTTTTGGTCCCACATTTTCTCTTTCGAGAAGTAAATTGCTTGGGTGCGCTGGAGTTCTGGTTGGTCTTTGGGTTTTCCCATTATGGCTAAAACGCCGTTTTCTCGGTCAAGCCAGAGGGTGCTGAAGTGTTCAGACATAAACGCGGCGGTATCTTGGTAGAATCCGAGCGTGTACTCGCCAGTTAATATGGGTTCGAACGCTTGCTCTTTGACCTGGAGTTTTTCTAGGATTTGGATGTTGGTTTCCGCTATTCCTGGAACCGCAACCAAACTCATCTCCGCATTGTACAATCCATGGGGAACTTTTCCGTTGACTAAGTCGACTGTCTGGTAGTCTGCGCCGACGCTCACATGCCTGATTAACCCGTTGCGGATTTTAGCGGCAGTGTCCTCATCGAAGATTTCTGCCACATAAAGCAAGTTTTGGCCATCCCACTCGGTCTTAGTTACCTTGCCCACAGCATCTTGAGCGGTAACATGCTCCAAATAGACTGGCGCATCGACAAGCTTGCCGGCAAAAGCCTGCAGTTCCTCAGGAGTGTAAATGTTAAAGTTACGGCTCATCCCAGTAGTCATGGCTAAACCCCGAATCCTAAGGGGCTTGTCCATTATTTTCTCGGCAATAACGAATGGTAAAACCGCGTAAACGTGCTCTTGAGCTGGAGCAGAGTGCTTGTTAAACCATTCTTTGGCCCTCTCAACTGTCCAGCCCTTATCTTTAGAGAACAGGTAGCTTTGGATTTCCATAGTTTGCTTGCCTTTTGGTTTGCCTACTATGGCTTGGATTCCTTCTTTCTCGTTTACTGCGACTGTTTTTTGGGTGCCTTGTTGGAACTCTTCAGGGCTTCTGTGCCCGCTTCGAACAATTTTTTCTGTTTCTTCCCACGACAT